GTCATCTCTACTTACACACCTGATTCCACATCAACAATGGGATAACCCTAATCCATTCATTCTAGATTCAATTACATTCCCGAGGAGGTCGCATGGCTGTTGCAACACTGCAGACTGCGGCTCTGGGCGGCCGCCGGGCGATGCTCGTCGCGCTGCGTAATGCGATCGCCGAGCAGATCGACCTCGGCGTGCCCGCCCGCGACCTCGCGGCGCTGTCCCGGCGCCTGATGGAGATCGCCGTGGAGATTGACGAGGTCGACGCCGCTAACCCTGACGGCGAGGACGACGTCACGGTCGCATCGGAGACCAAGGCCGAGGCATGGTAGAGGTCGTTCCCGGCGCGCGGCACGTCGTGCTGCCCGAGGGCATCGTCTCGACTGACTGGCCCGCCGTCCGCGAGACCTGCAGCCGTATCGGCGTCGAGTTCGACGAGTGGCAGGCCGGTCTAAACCGGGCGATCCTGGCGATGGACGAGGACGGCCTATACGCCGCCGACACCGTCGCGCTGTCTGTCTGTCGGCAGGCCGGTAAGACCTTCGATATCGGCATGCTCGTCTTCGCCGACGCGATCATCAACCCCGGCACGACGACGATCTGGACCGCGCACCGGTTCAAGGTCGCCCGCGAGTCGTTCAACGAGCTACGCGCCCTGGCGAAGTCGCCGCTGCTGGCGCCGCACGTCGACTACGAGTCGATCACGACGGCCGCCGGTAACGAGACAATCCCGTTCCGCAACGGCTCGCGCATCGTGTTCGCAGCTCGCGAGCGTGGCGCGATCCGTGGCTTTACCAAGGTTCGCCGCCTGATCCTGGACGAGGCGCAGATCCTCACCGAGGCGCAAATGTCCGACCTCGCGCCGACGATGAACCAAGCGTCTAACCCGCAGATCATCATGATGGGCACGCCGCCGCGTCCTCGCGATCCTGGCGAGGTATTTTCCGCGACCCGGACAACCGCCCTAGACGGCGACTCCGAGGGCGCGCTGTACGTGGAGTTTTCCGCCGACCCCTCGGCGCCGGGCACGCTCGCCTCTGCGGAGGACTGGGAGCAGGTCGAGAAGGCCAACCCGTCATTCCCACACCGCACTAACCGGCGCGCTATCAAGCGCCTACGCAAGCTGCTGACCGACGACGACGATTATCGCCGCGAAGCGCTGGGCATCTGGGACGCCGAGTCTCGCGTGACCATCTTCGAGGGCGACGACTGGGACAACTGCCGCGCTGCGGCTATCCCGGACGGCGTCGAGGTCACCGGCCTATCGCTGGCGCTGTCGTTCGATCGCAAGTATGCGGCTATCGCTGCTGCTGGCGTGGACGCCGACGGCGTGGTCTGGTCCAGCTTGCTCTACCACGCCCCGCAGTCATCCGTGACGATCGAGGCCGCCGCAGAGTTTGCCGCCGAGTTCGGCGTCCGACCGGTGGTCGACGACGCGGGCCCGGCTGCTCGCCTGCTGCCCGACCTGGAGGCTGCAGGCGTCGACGTACTCGCGGCGACCTTCCGCAACGCTGCCGACGCTTTCGAGCGTCTAGAGGCAGCGGTGGGCGGTCGCACGTTCCGGCACGTCGAGTCAGCCGAGCTGGACCGCTCCGCGGCTGGCGCCGTGGTCCGCGAGGTCGGCGACCGCCGCCTGATCGGCCGTAAGAAGTCCGCGAGTGACGTCTCACCACTAGAGGCGTCGTGCCTCGCCTCGTGGTCCGCGTCCGCGGGCCCCGCTCCGGCAGCTACCGCCTATGAAACGCGCGGGCTGCTCGTCATCTAACCCCCTGGAGGTGCCATTATGGCCGGTTTCTGGTCGCGCCTGCTCGCATCGGCTGCCGACGGCAGCGGCGGCACCGCCATGTTTACACCACGTGTAACCCATCTCGGCGCGTCCGAGTTCGCCGCAGCTATCGACCCCTCGTCGCTGACCGCCGCGAGCATGTGGGAGACGCAGCCGCATTTCCGCACGGTCGTCGATTTCCTGGCGCGCAACGTCGCGCAGCTCGGCGTGCACGTGTTCGAGCGTGGCCCCGACGGCGACCGCACGCGCAGCCGGTCTGACGCTGCCTCTGTGGCCCTGCGCGAGGTCGACGGCTCCATGACTACCTACGATCTCGTTTACGCGCTCGTGGGCGATCTGGCGCTGTATGACCGGGCGTACTGGTGGGCTGCCCCGTCGAGCGAGACGGCGTCCGGGTTCATGTTGCGGCGCCTGCCGCCGACGTGGGTCGAGCCCGTCATGGCTGACGCATGGACCGTGAAGCATTACCTCGTCTACATCACGTCGGACGCGCAGCCGACGGAGGTACCGGCCGAGCATATTCTCCCGTTCACCGGCTACGCCCCCGGCCGCGCCGACGGCGCTTCGCCGACCGTGGACGCCCTGCGCTCGACGCTGCAGGAGCAGATCGAGGCGGCCAAGTACCGTTCGCAGGTCTGGCGCCGCGGTGGCCGCGTGGCCGCTGTCATCGAGCGCCCGAAGGAGGCTCCGGCCTGGACCGACGACCAAGCGTCGCGGTTCCGTGAAGATTGGTATTCCAACTATACGGGCGACGGCCCGAGGGCTGGCGGCACGCCGATCTTAGAAGACGGCATGACGCTGAAGCAGATTCAATTCAACGCGAAAGAGCAGCAGTACGTCGAGGCTGCCCGGCTGTCACTGACGACCGTCGCCTCGGCGTTCCACGTCAACCCGACGATGCTCGGGCACAACGAGGGCGCGAACTACTCCAACGTGCGCGAGTTCCGCAAGATGCTTTACGGCGACACCCTGGGCCCGATGGTGGCCCGCATCGAGGCGCGTATAAACACGTTCCTTATGGGGCGGCTCGGGCTAGACCCGGCCCGGTTCTACGTCGAGTTCAACATCGGCGAGAAGCTGCAGGGCAATTTCGAGGAGCAGGCCGCGCAGCTGCAGACCTCGACCGGCGGGCCGTTCATGACCCGCAACGAGGCCCGCGGCATGTTGAACCTGTCCAAGATCGAGGGCGGCGACGAGCTGATCGTGCCGCTCAACGTGATCGAGGGCGGGCAGGCATCGCCGACCGACTCGGGCACGCAGAACGAGCGCGCCCCTATGGGCGTCCTCGTCAAGGCGGCGAAGGCTACCGAGCACGAGATCAAGGCCGTAGCCGAGGACGAGCTGCCCGAGGAGCACGTCGACCCTATGCGCGACGTGTTTACACGGCACTTCGCCCGGCAGCGTGCCGCGGTGACGTCCTCGACCGGCGCGAAGGCTGCCGACTGGTGGGACGGTGACCGCTGGGACACCGAGCTAGCCGCCGACCTGTTGGAGGCCTCGCTGAAGGTCTCCACGGCGGCAGCCCTGGGCACGCTCGCCGAGCTGGGCATCTCCACCGACGAGTACAGCACCGAGCGCACCCGTGCGTTCCTGGCGAAGGTCTCCGAGCGCATTTCCGGGCAGGTCAACGCGACCACCCTGGCGCAGCTGGAGGAGGCCATGACCGAGGACGGCGCGGGCGTCGCGCACGTGTTCGACGTGGCCGAGGACTCGCGGGCGACACAGTCAGCGACTACCGCAGCCGCGACGGTCGTCGGCTTCGGTCTCGTGGAGGCCGCCCGGCAGACCCGCCCGGCAGCTCGCAAGCGCTGGCAGGTCAATAGCGGCAGCCCGCGCAACTCGCACGCCTCGCTCAACGGCGAGGAGGTCGGCATCGACGACGTGTTTTCTAACGGCCTGCCCTGGCCCGGCTCGTTCGGTGGCGACGTCGACGAGATCGCCGGTTGTCAGTGCTCCGTGGTCGTCATTACCTGATTTTGCCCGAGGAGGCAACTACATGATTTTCAAGTCACTGCCCATCGGGCAGGTCAAGGCCGGGACGGATGACGGCCTGGAAGACGGCGAGATGATCGCCTACGCGTCGACGTTCACCCGAGAGCCTGACAGCTACGGCGACGTGATCGCTAAGGGCGCCTTCGCCGACACGATCGCCGCGTGGAAGGCGTCGGGCGACACTCTGCCGGTTCTGTACGGGCACCGGTTCGACGATCCCGACTACTTCGTCGGCGGCGTCGTGGACATGGAGGAGGACGACCACGGCTGGAAGATTCGCGCGAAGTTCGACCTGGAGTCGCCGAAGGCCCTGCAGGTCTATCGGCTCGTGAAGGGTCGCCGCCTCTCTCAACTGTCGTTCGCGTTCGATATCGAGGACTCGGGCGAGGTGGAGCTAGAGGACGGCCGTAAGGCGCAGGAGCTGCGGAAACTGAAGGTCTACGAGGCCTCGGTCGTCCCGGTCGGCGCCAACCAAGACACTTCCGTCGTGGCGGTCAAGTCCGCTATCGACGGGTTCAAGGCGGGCCGCGTGCTCGCCGTGAAGCACCTAGACACCCTGCGCGCCGCGCAGGATGCGCTCGGCGAGGTCATCAAGGCCGCCGAGGGCGAAGACGCCAATAGCGACGCCAACGGCGCGACTGACAACGAGGACAAGACGGGCATCGACGAGGCGCAGGCGCGTAAGTCGACCCCCGCAAGTCCCGAAGTCAGGTCGACGCCGTCCGTGGACCTGCTGGCGGCACAAGCACACATCTATGCGCTCACTGCGCAGGAGGAGGGTTCCAAGTGAACCTGAAGGAACAGCGCGCCGCCGCACTGAAGGCCGCGCAGGACGTCATCGACGGAGCGAAGGCCGCGACTCGCGACCTGACCGCCGACGAGCAGACCGCCGTAAAGGGCAAGTTCGACGAGGTCGACGCCTTCGACGTGCAGCTTAAGGCTGCCGCCGATTCCGACGCTCTGATGGGCCGCCTCGGCTCCCTGGGCGCCCCGTCCACCGAGGACACCGACCGCGAGACTTCCAAGGGCGCGAAGTCGCTCGGCGAGCACTTCGTCAAGCACGTGGGCACGTCCGGGCTCGCTCGCCTGAAGCACACGACCAACACCGCCGTGGACGCCCCCGAGTGGTCCCCGTCCGGCGCTAAGGCCGCGGGCGACACCCATCACACCCCCGAGTCGATCGCCCCGTGGCTGACGCAGCTGGACACCGGCGTGCTCCGCGCCTTCCGGCGCCCGACCGTGTCCGACCTGCTCGGCACCGGCACCCTCGGCAACGGCTCCAACGCCGTGACCTACCTCGTCGAGGGCCCGATCGAGGGTGCTTTCGAGACCGTCGCCCCGAAGGGCCAGAAGCCGAAGTTCCACATCGGCGACCCGACCCCGCGCACCGACGCGCTGCGCAAGCTCGCGGGCTACATCGAGTTCTCCGACGAGATGATCGAGGACGCTTCGTTCTGGGTCTCCGAGGTCAACTCTCGCGGGCTGTACCTGCTGGCAATGGCCGAGGAGGCGCAGCTGCTGCGCGGTGACGGCGTCGGGCAGAACATTCTCGGGCTGCTGAAGCGCGAGGGCGTGCAGGCCGCGACTTCCGAGTCCGTCGAGGGTAACCCCGATGCTATCTACCGGGCGATCACGGCCGTGCAGACCGCGACCGGGCTGTCCGCTGACGGCATCGTCCTTAACCCCGTGGACTACGAGCGATTGCGCCTGAACAAGGACGGCAACGGGCAGTACTTCGGCGGCGGCTACTTCGCCGGGCAGTACGGCTCCGGCGGCATCGAGTGGCAGCCCCCGGTGTGGGGCCTGCGCACTGTCGTCTCCGCGGCTGTCCCGGTCGGCGAGGCTGTCGTGGGCGCATTTAGCGCCGCCTCGACCGTCTACCGCAAGGGCGGCGTACGCGTCGAGTCGACCAACTCGCACGCCGGGAACTTCACGACCAACGTCGTGACGACCCGCATCGAGGAGCGCATCGCCCTGGCTGTTCGGCAGCCGTCCGCTGTCGTGAAGCTGTCCCTCGCGCAGCCGTCCACCGAGCCCGCCGCCTGATGACTGACCGCCGCGAGCGGTACGTCGTGATCCTCGGCGGTCTGGAGCACACGATGCTGCTGACCGCCGAGGGCGCGCAGCGCTACGGAGACTCTGCCCGCAAGGCAGCTACCCCGAAGCGCTCTGTCAAGGCCCGGACACCGCAGAACAAGGGCCAAGAGTCCGCAACGAAGTAACGAGGAGGGGCGCCCCATGCCTGACCAACCTTTAGCCGCACCGGCCGACGTGGTCGGCATGCGCGGCGCCCCTTTTCCCGCGTCCGTGCTTCGCGGCGCGGGCGAGGCCGTGCGCACTGTCGCAGGCTGGCACATCGCGCCGAGCGTCGAGACGACCGTCAAGGTCCGGACGTCCGGCCGGGTGGTGCTGCTGCCTTCCTTGTACGTGACCGCCGTGGCCTCTATCACAGACCGCGACGGGCGCGCGATTGACGGCTGGGACTGGCTGCCCGAGGGCATCGTCGAGCGCGATCATGGGCGGTTCCCCCGGATCGTGACCGTGACGTTCACGCACGGCTACGCGAAGGTTCCGGCCGACCTGCTGTCGATCATTTCCGAGACCGCCGGGGCGTCGACGCATGGCCGCGTCCGGTCCGAGTCGCTCATGTCGCGCTCGGTCACGCTGGCCGCTGACGCCGACCCCGTGATCGCCGCGGTGCTCGCACGCTACCGACTGGTTAGGGGGGCGTAATGGACATGATGACCGAGCCCGTCGGGTTGATCCGGCGCGGCGCCGAGACCGGCGAGTTTGACGACTACGGCAACCCCGTTTACACGCCGCCGTCGACCGCACTCGTTTACGGGTGGGTCGAGTTCGCCGAGTCGTCCGAGGACGACACCGTCGGCGAGCAGCGCACGCAGGGCTACCTCGTGGCTATGCCTACCGGTACGGACGTCGAGGCGGTCGACTCGGTCATCCTCCACGGCGACGTCGCGGAGATCGTGGCCGATGACGGCACCGTCCTACGCGCTGACCTCGTCGGCGGCGAGACGTACCGCGTCGTGGGCGAGCCGCAGATTCAGGCTGGCGGGTTCATCCTGCCGGGTTACGTCCGTATCCGCGCCTCGCGCGTGGAGGGCTAATGGCTGAAGTCGAGATAACCCCGGCCTATATCAAGTCCGCGATGCAGCAGCCCGGCGTAGTCGCGCAGCTGCAGGTCGTCGCCGATCGCGTGGCGCTGAAAGCTAGGAGCATAGCTGCTGGCGAAGGTGCCGACGTGGAGGTCTCGACCAAGGCGGGCGTCCGACCGCAGGGGCGGCCCTTCGTCGACGTCGTGATGACTAACCCGGCCGCCGAGTGGGGCGCGCATGGCGCGGCTCGTCGGCGCATCCTGGGGCGCGCTGCGCAGGCTGGAGCCGCCTAGTGTTCCCCGATATCGAGAAGGCGCTAGTCGCCGGTCTCCGCGCAAACGTCGCCGCGCGAGCCGCTACGCGCGTCCCTGACGACGTGCACCATCTGGCCGAGTTCGTCCGCGTGGCGAGCGTCGGCGGTCCCGATGACGGCGTGACCGTCCGGGCTGTCGTGGACTTCGAGGCCATGGCCCCGACCTACGGCGCTGCCAAGGGCCTAGCGGCTCGCGTGGAGGCCTATGTGGGCTCCCTGACGGCTAGCCGTCCTGGCGGCGTGCTCGTGGACTCCACCGCCCGCCTGTCTGGCCCTACCTATATCCGCTGGTCCCCGACGGTCGAGCGCCTGATCCTCACCTACCAAGTTTCGTTCCGGCGCGTCTAGCGCCCCACTGCCGAGGAGGCACCCCTATGGCGAACTTCGCCGATATCAAGGGACATAACACCGCCAATATCCGTAAGGCGCTGGAGATGTCCATCTTCATCAAGCCCGCCGAGGATACCGACGTCGCTGTAACCGCCGTCTATGACGCCGAGGGCGTGCTCGTGCCCGAGGGCTACGTGTCCGTCGGTCTGACGACCAAGGATGACGGCGCGAGCTGGTCCCGGCAGCAGGACGCCGCAGAGACCACTTCTCACGGCTACGCCGAGCCGACCCGTCGCGATATCACGTCCGACGTGCGCGGCCTGGGCTTCACCATGCAGGAGACCAAGCGAACTTCGCTGGAGCTGTACCACGGTGTCGACCTCTCCGGCGTGCAGGTCGATGCGGACGGAAACTTCTACTTCGACGCCCCGTCTCGACCGGCCTCGCGCAAGTACCGCGTGTTCGCGCTCGGCAAGGACGGCGACGGTCCCGATGCGATCTACGTCGCGCGCTGGCTGCCTCTGGTGGAGATCACCGAGCAGGGCGAGCAGGCGTGGAACGAGGGCGCAGAGATCAACTACCCGGTGACCATGACCGGCCGCAACGATTCCCAGTTCGGTACCTCGTTCCGCGAGGTCTGGGGCGGTCCCGGCCTGGATCACGTCGCTATGGGCCTCGACGCCCCGGTCACCCCCTGACCCACTGACTGACCGCCCCTAGCGACCGGCGGGCCCGCTAGGGGCGGTACTCCCCCGATTGGCCCGCCTGACTCCCGATGGAGGCCCCACGCATGGCACAGACCGTTTACACGCTCACCAAGGGCGACCGCAAGTACAAGACCACCGACGCGACCGAGAAGGTCAACCTGACCGCGCGCGGCTGGCGCGTCGAGCCCGAGGCCAAGCCCGCGGCTAAGGCCGTCACCCCGCAGAACAAGGCCGACGCTCCGGCGTCCAAGTAACGCCCCCACCTCTCACGAAAGGCCCGCCACCTTATGACACAGAACCAGACTTTCAAGACATGGGACCAGTACACCGACGAGGCCAAGCATGCCCCGTTCCAGCTGCCGGTGTCCGCAGACGAGACGCTCGTCATCGAGGCGCCGACTGGCGCGGCACTGATTCAGTGGGCACGCGCTGCGCGCTCGCAGGACATGGAGGCCATGCTCGGCACCCTCTGCGGTGACCAGTGGGGCCGCGTCGAGCAGCTGCTCGCCACGGCCGGGCACTCCGCTATGGAGAACCTGATCACCGACATGATGCTGTTCTTCGACCTCGCCGAGGACGTGACCCTGCTCGGTCCGGGCGGCGGGAAGATCACCGAGCGTGACCCGCGCAAGCTCCGCGCCCTGATGAAGAACGGATATCGCCCCGAGGGGGAAGCCGTTTCCCGTACCTAGTCGCGCACGTCGATAGGTACGGGCCCGAGATCGAGGCCGACCTCCACAGTGAGTTCGGCCTCGACCTCGTGGACTTTTTCAACGGGCGGCACGCGTGGCGCAAGCTGCATGACCTGCTCCGGCGGTTGTCATCGCGATCGCGCTACGTCGAGGCCATGGTCAACGACCCGGACGTCGCCGAGGCTGTCATCGCTGACGAGGCAGCCCGGCGCAAGGACGCCGCTGCAGCAGCCGCAGAGCCTTCAGGGCCGCGGCTGTCCGAGTACAGCGCAGAGGCCGAGCGGTTGGACCTGTTGATCGAGCTAGTGCAGGCGCTCAACTCCAACACGATCGCCGCGGGCACCGGCAAGCCCGGCCCGAAGGTGAACCGGCAACCGCGCCCCACCACGGCAATTGACGCCGCCCGAGATCGTGTCCGCGTGCGCAGGCACGACGAGCTGCTGGACGAAGTCGAGCAGGCACGCGCCCGTAGGCGCGACCCGAGCACTACCCCATAGGAGGCCCGCATGGAGGCTGGCGATACAGTTTGGCTCCCGGTCCTGCCGTCCATGAAGGGCTTCGGCCCGGCGCTCGTCAAGGGCGCGGGCGGCGGCGCTGCCGTCGCGGGTAAGACCGTGGGCGCGACCATGGGCAAGGCCATGATGATAGGCATCGGCGCGTCCATCGCTGGCGGCGGCGTGGCCCTGGCTGGCCTTTACAAGGTCGGTAAGGTCTTTGACGACATGACCGAGACGATCCGGGTCGGCTCTGGCGCTGCCGGGGCCGACCTGGACGGTCTGGTCGATAGCGCGAAGACGATCGGCCGCACCGTTCCCGCCGAGTTCGACAAGATCGGCGGCGTAGTCGCTGACGTGTCTACCCGTATGGGTCTGACCGGCGAGACGATGGAGACGGTCGCCTCGCAGTACCTGGAGGCTGGCCGCATCCTCGGCGAGGACGTCGACGTCGGCAAGACCTCGGCAGCTTTCAACGCTTTCAAGATCGAGGGCGAGGACGTTTCCGGCGCGCTCGACCACCTATTCCAAGTCTCGCAGGCGACCGGCATCGGCATGAACGAGCTCGCCGGTTCGGTGTCTATGAACGCCCCGGCGGTGCAGTCCCTCGGCTTCGGCTTCGAGGAGGCCGCCGTGATGGTCGGCTCGTTCGACAAGGCCGGGCTCAACTCGTCGCAGATGATGTCCGGAATGTCCCGGTCACTGGTCAACCTCGCGAAGGACGGAGAGGAGCCCGCCGAGGCATTCCAGCGCACCGTCGGCGAGATCGACGGGTTCATCAAGGCAGGCGACACCGCCGCCGCGATCGACCTCGCGGGCTCCGTGTTCGGTACTCGTGGCGCCTCGCAGTTCATCGGCGCGATCGAGTCGGGCACGTTGAACCTGGACGAGATGACCGAGGCCGCCGGGCAGACCGGAGACACTATCCTCGGGCTCGGCGAGGAAACAATGGACTTTGAAGAGTCCTGGCAGCTGTTCAAAAATAACGTTCTCGTGTGGCTGGAGCCGCTGGGCGCCCGCGTGTTCGGGGCGCTGGGCGATGCGATGAAGCTCGTCACCGACGCCGCGACGGCGTTCGGCGACGCGTGGCAGGCTAACGACGGCAAGGTCTCCGGCGCTACCGGCATCATCGGCATGGCCGAGCGGCTGGCGTCCTTCGTCCGGCCGATCTTCGACGAGTTGTCCGGTGGTATCGAGGCGTTCGCGGCCGCGTGGAAGTACAACGACGGCGAGATCACGTCCGCCGGATTCCCTGGATTCATGGAGCGCGTGGCCGGGATTGTTCGCCCTCTCTGGGACGAGCTGACCGGCGGCATCGAGGCGTTTTCCGCGGCCTGGGAATACAACGACGGCGAGATTACGTCCTCGGGATTCCCTGGCTTTATGGAGCGCCTGGGCTACTGGGCACGGCAGGCTTTCGATTACCTGAACGGTACGGCGATTCCCGCGCTGGGCGACTTCGCGCGGTTCCTCTGGGACAACCGCGAGGTTATCGGCGTCGTGGCTTCGGCTATCGGCGTGCTGATGCTGCCCGCGCTGGTTCGCCTGGGCATCTCGGCGCTCGTCAACGGCGCTAAGGCGGTGCTCGGCTGGGCCATGCAGCAGACCGCAGCGTTCCGGGCCGGTGTGGTCTACGTCGCGCAGTCGTTGCTCATTATCGGCCGTTGGGTCGCGATGGGCGTCGCTGCTGTCATCTCTGGCGCGCAGACCGTCGCGGTCTGGGCCCTGTACCGCCTGGAGGCGCTGAAGTCCGCAGGAGCTATGGCCCTGCAGGCTCTGCGCATCGTAGGCAGCTGGGTGCTGATGGGCGCGCAGTCGCTGCTCCAAGGTGCCCGCATGGCGGCCGCTTGGGTGCTTGCAATGGGCCCGGTCGGCTGGGTTATCGCCGCGATTGTCGGACTGGCCGCGATCGTGATCGCGAATTGGGATTCGATCGTGCAGTGGACTACCGAGGCGTGGCAGAACATCGTCGACTTCGTCGTCACCGCGTGGCAGAACATCGTGTCGTGGGTGACGACTCTGGTCGCCGACCTGAAGCACGCGATCGAGATTCGTATCCTCGTGGTGCAGGCGATATGGCGAAAGATTTGGACTAACATATCCGATTTCTTCTCCGAT